TCATGTTATACAGACCAGAGACACTCGCGAATTGCGAGAATGAAACGTACGATGTGAGATTGCCAACTACAACAGATCCTGATTGTGTATACAGATACGTCGCGTTTGAAAACACATTGGTGGTAGCCACCGTGTAGTCCGGATAAATCTTGGTTACTCCAACCGACCCAGAAGTATAGTAATTGATACCGTCCGTGGCGAGCTCAAAGGATTTGGGAACGGGTACAGATGTGAGAGACCCGGTCGAAAGGTTAAAAATGTACAGTTGCGAACCAAGCATCACCAGATTGTCGTTATTGAACAGCGAGTCGACCAGTGGGGTCAGACCATTTGCCAGAACAGTGCCAGTTGTAAAGTTTACGAGGTTTGATCCCTCTACTGCGTAGGTTCCAATGAGACCGGTCAGGGGCACAGCCCATGATGTCTCGGTGTACGGTCTCGGCGAAAAGCTGAGCACGTTTGATCCGGTGTAAATCTGGGTTCCTGCATTTTGCATGATCGCGAACGACGGACCCTTGATCGGTCCCCATGACCAATTGGTCGTGTCAAAGGTCCATATGTTTGAACCGTTCGTCAAGATGTTGAGGAACCGACCGTCAAAACAGGTGCCAGTGATTGGAAACGTGTTTACAAAAGGGTATCTCGATCCGTTTACAGTCACATTGGACATTTCGATCGCCACAACGTTCGAGTTGATCGTGGTTGCAAATTCCACTCCTCCATAAGGCCAGTTGGTCACGGTGAACACTCGCGTGTCCGTGGTGAAAGTCACAAGATTACTCTGGGAATAGATCCAAAGCGTGTTTCCTGCTAGAGTAGAGACTGGACTGCTCAGGTTCACAGGGCAAGTAAAATAGGAGTATGGACTCACGAACAGAGCCAATATTGGCAACACCGTACGGCCTGGGTAAAAATAACACGCTGTACCTGAAACGGATGAAAAGGAAAACTGATTAGTTTGAGATTGGATACTATAAGTCCACCCGGTCGAACTGTCAAAAGGTATACTCGGGTCGTACGTATAATAGCCATAGGCTGAAGATGCCATCAGAGTGAATTCAATCTTCCCGGCATTGTCTAGACCTATTGTAATATTTCCAGCGGTTGAGCTTGGTTTGTAGTACTTGACTATCAGTGAATTGACTGTTGTGCTCGCAGATACCTGGGCCAGCCACATCCCGTTGCTCGGTGCTAGGTACGTGTAGCCCCCGTAGACAAACACACATGAGAACTGGTTCGGAACCGAGTACACATTCGAAATACCCGGAGTCACGAGCCAAATGTTCGATCCTGCGAATATGACTGACCCGTCGGCGGTCAAACTGCTCGCAACTGCCGTGCCCGTCGCTACAGCCAATGTGCCTCGCCCTATGACGTTAACGACCGTGCCATTGGACACAAACGTCCCGTACTCCGACTCGGCTATCGCCACGGCACCTGGAACAGTGGTCGCGCTGGAGGAGCTCGTACCGTTGAAAATCTGAAGCGCACCGGTCGCGGTGTTTGCTAGGTAGACATTTCCAGCCAATAAAGCCTTGTCGAATGTTCCAAAGGACTGGGAGACCACATTGGCGCCAGTGTCTACATTCAAAAAGAGCGTCCCGTCATTCTTGCACAGCCACGGACCAGCAAACATCGGAATGAGACCAGTCTGCGCAAAGGTCACTGTGACATTGGAGTACCCAGTCGAAGTCACGAACCAATCCTTGTAGGCTGCAAGGGCCCCGGTGACCGTCTGTGTAAATGGATATTCCGAATTTGAAAAGTTGTTCGATGTCTCAAAGTAACATGTGAAAGTGTTTCCTGAAGACGGAACAGCCCATACATTCGAACCGTAAATGTACAATGCGGAATTCTCCCCAGCAAAACCATTAGTTGCTACAACAGATCCGAATGTAACCAGTTCCGTCCGGCTAAACTGCGCGCCGTGAGTATACATGTAAATACCCGCAGTGGTTACGAGCTTTCCGCCATAGCCTATACCGTATGAAAAACCATGGCTGAAATAAGTTCCATTGCAATAGACGTTCCCCAGGCCAATGTCAGAAGGCAATACGTACAGGTTGCTCTGGAACACCGCGAGATCCGCGAATGTACCGGTGAGATGCGTAGTCGACTGTGCACCAATGTCCACGAGGTTGCTCCCGTTGACAAGAGCAAACACGTTACCGTTGAAATAAGTAGTGGCTGTGATAGTACCTGAAGGCAAATAGGCGCTGTTCGAGTAGTACAGTGGACTCGGTGCCGTTGTGTCCAGGCGCCCGAGGGTTCCATCGCTCCACGAGACCCATACGTTCGAACTGGTCGCATTCATATCCACCGGATTCTTGCCTGACACCGGTAACGAGGTACTTGAGGTGCTCAGTCCCGTGTACAGGTTCGAACCGTCCAAAAAGTAACTGTCCTGGCGAGACATGAGCGGAACACTATTGAAACTGCGTGGGTAGACGTCCAGGCCTACGTAAATGTATCCGGAAGTCACACTATATATGTTGCCAGAGTAGTTGCGTGCCAGGTATCCGAAATTCTTAGAGAACGGTTTCCATACTGAAGCCTGTGCAAAATAGTCGCCGTTCGGGTTCACGGTGTATACTGCTGTTCCATTTGAAACGTAAATGTTGGTTCCGTCATAGCATGCTGTTGTGTAAGTGTCAGATGTGCTCGGAGGGGCAATGTAACTGAGCGTCAGAGAGTTTGTGTCCACCACCGTGACTGTGCGTGTCGAATAACTCAGCAACGGAAAAAGGTACAATAAAGATCCCACAAATACTGATGCGTTTGAAAACCCATTGGACGTTGCACTTATTGTTGTTTGGATTTGGCTTACCGGGTTGTAAATCACTAGACTTGTTGGTCCGATGATGTAAACGATCCCATTTAAAGTCATAACCTTGTTGAAAACTCCAGGACAAGCGGAAAACGGACTCGTGACAATGGTCGACCCAGACAATGGCGAGTACTGGACATAGCCGTTTGCCACGAGGTTGCTTGCAAAGGCGTAAACGTATGCACCGTCGGTGTAACTCCCGATGCTCGGCTGCAACGAGAGACTCGTGATGCTCTGAGATCTTCCAGTGGTTGTGTAAATGATACCAGCGTCAGAAGCCACCAGGGAATTTGTGGAAGCCGTAAGGTTACCCTGGAGGGTACTCGTGTAATAAGTGATGTTGAAATTCGTGGGGTTTACGGAACCGATGAGCCCGGATGAGAATGTGGTGACAAACTGACCATCGAAACTCGCAGATTGTACGTTTGCCGAAAAAGGAAACCTCATATGGCTTCCTGGGTCGCTGAACGAGCCAAATGTGTCATAGACGTACACATTCGACGCAAATGTGTACACGTACTGACCATCGAAGAAGCACTGACTCCAGTTGGATTCGGTAAACGTAACAGTCGGAACAAATGAAGAAGTCTGAAACAATATTATTACTAGACTTTCTGCAACAGAAATGATGCCCACGCCGGATTGTACAACCTTGGGGCCACTCGGAACTGTGCATGTGAAACTAGGAACATCCTGGGTTACACTGGATGCAGTAACGATTGATGATGTATTAGCAGAAACGATAAAGTATGCACTGGTTTCTTTTTTGTAAAATAGGTAATCTGTCGGTGCAGTTGAAAGCTGAGTTCCTGAAAAGGTGTACACACCACTAGGACCTCCTACATAAACATTGGAGTTCAGACTCACTGCACAAGTAACTTCAAATGGTAACGTTCCCAAAGTCACGGAACTTCCGGAATAAATGCCATACGAATTTCCAGAAAACACATAGACACTTGTGCCACTCACTGTCAAAGCTGTTGCGTTTGAGACTGGCCCGACGTAATTCCAAGTCTCTGAGAAGCTGACGAGTGCATTTGCAGTCACGTAGTAGTTTTGACTCAAAAAGAGCGGAGGTCCCCATGGTGTCTGGTATATCTGGTAGCTCGACGGACTGGACATGATTGCGATCCCCGTGGGAACAGCCGCGATGACAAAAGAGTTCCATGCAGTTGCTGCATAGGCCCCAGGAAATGGGTATCCCGTGGGATTCCATGCTGCCGTACCAGAAACCTGAACCGTGCGATCTGTAAACACCCACAGCTTGGTGCCCAGCACAGCCATAGCTGTTGCTTGGGGAATATGGGACACGCCCAGATTGTACACTTGCGTTCCCTGCCAGATGTTTGAACTACCGACTGTGTACACATTCGAATTGTCTGTCCCGATGATCGTTGCTCCCGGCACCTGGTAGCTTCCGGCGAGCACCCCGTTGGTGTACTGCTGGACGGCTGATGAAGGTTGTTGAATCTGACCAGAGAACTGTAAAATCCCGATACATGCATAAGACGCGGAACTGGCCAGAACCACTACAGCAAACCAGGAATAGGCACCTGACACACTCCTAGTTATCAAGTTGTTTCCCGGGTTTACAACGTATGTACAATTGTCGATGAGGTTCCATGACGATCCGGTGTTCGACCCGAGTAGGACCCAGTGTGTAGGTGAGTTGTATGTGCGTTCGTAGGCGAGTACGTACTCACTGAGGTACACCACCGAAGGCAACTGTACAGTGACCCATTCACCAGAGTATCCTCCTAGATTCGCAGTTCCGGTGTAAGAACCCGAATAGGTTGAGCCTGTTGAATACCAACCATGAGTATTTATAAAAATGTTGCTGGCCGATGATGCATTTGAAGACGCGTTAGCCGTAAAATCAGAATTGGGAAAGTTCTTAAAGGATGACAAGGCGTTAGCAAAAGGTCCTAGAACATAGTCTGAACCCTGACAAAATACCGCACCGGTAGGTGGTCCTGTGCCTGTGATTGACCAATTTGCCACTATGGCCCAGTATGTAGAGGTGAGCACAACGAGACGAAACGTAGCAAAGCTCTGACTGGTTGCGATTGGTGTTGTACCGTTTACAACGTTGGCCAGAAGGGTCCATGAAGATCCGGTCCAACCCAGAAGAACACCAGTCATGGGTACCGGATACAGTGTACCTTGGACGACTGCACTAGGAGATATGTACATGGAACTGGGAACAATGGGATTCGGCATGGTGATGCTTATCCATTCTCCAGCGTAGCTAGCCGTCGTGACCGAACCGACGTACTGTCCACCGGCTGTGTAATTTTGAGACGTTTGCCAAAACGAGTTCCCAAATGCACCTTTTGCTGAAGAATTGGAATCATTGCTCGAGTTTACAGTGTAACCGCCCAAAGTGTACGGCCCAGGCGAAGTTCCAGTAGCTGCTGAAAGATCAATCTGAGGCCAGTTCGATGGAGTAGGTACCAATGGAAAGTCATCGAGAGCAGGCTGCTGCACGGCTGAGAATGGTGCTATGTTCACTAGGATCTCAACAGTCTGGTTCTGTAGAGCGCACACTGGAAGTGCGTCGAACGAAAATGGCACCTTCAGGTACACGTCCGCGTCTGATGTGCTGATGACTGGCACTTGGTACAGGTTGGACAGGCTCGCTTGCTGCTCGTTCGGCACGTCAAGGTCATTTATTATTTGAAGATACTGGTTGGGTATCGTCTCGATGAGTTGTCCGCCGATGTAAAGCTCGACCGTCTGGATGAGTTCGAGGGCGGACGAAGCCGGGTAAGTCTCGAACGAATTTGAGTTTGCCAGTGACCAGCCACTCGCATAGTAAGTAATCTCGGAAGCTCCGGTGAATGCCCAAAGATAAACCTGACCAAGGCCCTGAATCTGCTGCACCTGTTGGTAATTCTTGAATCCCCAGAAGAGTGCGTGCGAAAGATCAGTGAACCCGATCCAGGCCGGGGCAATTCCTCCCCCAGCGAACTGAAAGCTCTCCGGTCCCAGGCTCACGACGCTAGGAAGCCAGTTTGTGTCGAGCTGCGAAAAGTACGTCTTGAGGTTGCGCCCAAAGTAGCTCGCAAAAGGGAAAAACCTGGCATCAAGGTACCAGAATCTAGGACTTTGTATCGGGTCGGGATACACGAGCCCCGTGCCCGCCACTGACGCCAGGGCCGGCAAGGTGATCCGAAGAGTCACGGACCTCACGAGGTCACCTGCTCCGGAAATGTCACAAATCTGCGAGGTTCCAAAGGCTGTTCCTGTGTCCTTGAACGGCACCTCGAGCGAGTTGGTGAGATACGGTGTGTGCTTTTTCAAAATGACCCTAAAAGAACTTGTCGTCGGATTTCCTGTGAGAAACTCGTCTTGCAGGCCCTTGGCGGCGAGCTGTACTCGACCCGCCATTCTATTAGGTTGTACGTAAAATATCCGAGACATTTTTGACACTCGAAAGTATGAGCAAGGTGCTACAGCTGAAGAAGTTTGACCCGAGTAAAATGGGAAATGACAAGGTTTGCCTTTTTATTGGCAAGCGTGGTACAGGCAAGTCGACCCTTGTGATGGACATTATGTATCACAAGCGAGGCATTCCCACCGGAATCGTCATGTCTGCAACCGAGGAGGGGAACCACTTCTACGGCAAGTATGTTCCGGACCTGTTTGTGCACACGAGCTACAACCGCGACGTTCTTGAACGTGTCATCCAAGCGCAAAAGGATCGCCTGATGCGCAACGGCCGGGTCGACCCCGTGTTTGTGCTCATGGACGACTGCATGTACGATCGAAGCTTCACCAAGGATGAGTGCATCCGACAGCTCTTTATGAACGGACGACACTGGAAAATATTCTTCGTCCTCACTGCCCAGTACTGCATGGACCTTCCTCCGTCGCTCCGCACGAACGTAGACTATGTGTTTATCCTGAGGGAAAACGTCATCAACAACCGCGACCGTCTGTACAAGAGCTTTTTCGGTGTCTTTCCCACCTTTCACATGTTTCAGGAGGTGATGGACGCGTGCACCGAGAATTACGGCTGCCTGGTCCTGGACAACACGAGCAAGTCTAACAACATAGACGAGTGTGTATTCTGGTACAAGGCTGACATCAGGCCGCCGTTCCGGATCGGGTCCCAGGCGTTCTGGAACTTTCACCAAAAGAACTACAACCCGAAGCACTTTCAAAAGTCTGCGCAGCCGGATCTCAAGAAAAAGGGACCTGGGCTCATTGTGAAGAGGGTCTAGAGTGTGGTCCGCGGAACCCGAGCCCCTAAAAAATTCAAGCTCCATGTATGGAGCAAATGAACATGAACGACGAACTGGCCGGTGCAACGATCATCCAAGCGGAGGGCCAGGAGCGAGGAAATGACCACCATTTCCCCGCAGATTCTTTTCCCGATAAAGAACAAATGGCAGAGTTTTCCACCTCCATTCAGGACATTATGGACAAGGACGCACCTCAGATGAACATCAGCTCGGACGCACCCGGGACGCAGGGGCCGGTTCCCAAGTGGGCCAAGAAGTACCCACTGGGCCTAAACTACAAGCAGGTTGAGGCTCTGATCGCCGGTCTAGCTGGCGTTCTGGGCACCTCGGAGGCTGTTCAGTCCAAGCTGGCCTCGAGCCTGCCCCAGTTTTACTCCGACTCGGGCAAGATTTCAATGACGGGCATGGCTGTCATGGCCCTCGTGGTTGCCGTCATCTTTTACTTTGCCAAGCAGTTCCTGCTGAAGTGAGGGGCCCTTAGAACTTTCAGAACCTAAAAATATATGCTGACAGCATCAGGGTACGTGACGGATGCGAATCCTGACTTACGAAGAATTCTTACTGTCAGACCCAATTTCGAACCCGGTAGACCACCGCCTCCTTCTTTCAAAGTCTTTCGAGCAACCGAGAGACACCTTTGCGTCCCTCAGTATTTTGGCAAAGATCGCCTCGGCCAATCTCCGGTTGATCGACGTGCTGAGCCAACTCGGACGAATGTCCAGTTCGTTGGCCAGCTACGAGAAGACCTGTGCCAGAAGACAGCGGTCGCATCATTTCAAGGCTCTGGCGGAGTCATCAGCCTACCATGCGGGTACGGCAAGTCGATCGTCGGACTCGCTGTCGCCGCCATGTTGAAGACCCGAACCATGATTGTTGTCCACAAGGAGTTTCTCGCGGACCAGTGGGTCGAGAACATACGCAGGTTCTGTCCGGGTGCATCCATCGGGCGTGTCCAGGGTGACGTGCACGAAATCGAGCACGACTTTGTCATTTGCATGATTCAGACACTGTGCTCCAGAGAACACCCGCCAAAGGCGTTCGAGTCCATCGGGCTCCTGGTCGTGGACGAGGCTCACCACGTGTGCGCCAAGGTGTTTTCACAGACGATGTTTAAGCTGTGTCCCAAGTGGACCCTTGGTCTTTCGGCGACGCCCGAGCGCAAGGATGGACTAACTAGGCTCCTGCACTGGTTCCTTGGTCCGATGCTCTTCCAGACCACCAGAAACTCTACGGACGTCATCGTTCAACCGGTCGTCTACGCCGGTCCGTTCCCTGACCCACCCAAGGATTTGCCGACGGCAATCACGGACCTCACAAGAATTCCAGAGCGTAACAAGCTCCTGACTGACACGATCAGGGACCTGTTGAAAACACCGAGAAACATACTCGTGCTCACGGATCGCAGAGAGCACTGTCACTTTTTTTTGAAAGAGTTCCCCGAGGCTGGACTGTACATCGGTGGCCTTGCCCGCGAAGCGCTTGAGGAGGCTGCCACAAAAAAGCTCATCGTGGCGACATTTTCACTGGCCCAGGAAGGACTGGACATTCCAAAGCTCGACACTGTAATCTTCGCGACGCCAAAGTCGGACATTGTCCAGGCGTCGGGGAGAATACTCAGGTCCAAGGGGAACTCTCCGTTGGTCATTGACATCGTGGACCACTGGAACGTGTTCTTCGCCATGTTTTCGAAGCGCAAGGGTCACTACCTAAAAATGGGGTTTCGATTCCCAGGCTCCGGCTGTCTTCTCTAGAGAGTCAGGAATACAATTGCAATGATGTAGACGATCAGAAAGTGACTCATGTTGATCGTCTGTCTTGGGGGTTGCCAGGCTGGCCGTGGCCTTTCCATTTCCAGTTCGCAATAAGGCACCATTTATTTAGGGCTGTGAAAAGAACCTGGTCCCGGTCCTCTAGATCACAATCTCCGCCTTCTTCTGACGGCGGCGCTTCTTGCCACCACTTACTGTAATGTCCTTGACATCCCCGCTCTCTGTGGACACGAGATCGGAGAGGTCATCTGAAACGCTTGGCGGTGGTGGTCTAGAGCTCACTGGATTGCTCAGAAGCCCTGGTGGAATCATCTGAGCCATGTCGATCCCTGGTCCGCGCATCTCGCGACGACCGTCAGTGGCGGTCCCGGTCCCTGGACCAGACCGCTGCTGAGCACCCTGAACCGCCTGCATCATGTCCTGTACCAGGTTCGGGTTCTGCTTCAAGATGTCGTTCATGTTCGGCACAGCCGCCTTGAACATCGAGTTGGTCAGGTGGAACATCATGGCTGAGCCGCCAACCATCATGATGAGCTTAATCTCAGGAGCCACCGCCACCTTGTTGCGGTACTTGGCGTATAGCTCCTCAAAGACCGTGTCATAGTCCTCGATGTTCTCCATCATGGACTCGGACCACCCGTCGAGCTTGACGTCAAACGGATCGTACCGCTTGTTCAGAAACTCGATACCAGTCACGCACGCCATCAGGATCCGGCGCTGGAACTTGACTGACTGATCCGCCTCGATCGAGTACATGATCCGGTGGTACTCAGTGCGTAGCTCCTCGATGTCGCTCTGCGGCCCGTACTTGCGACCTGGGTTGAATCCCTTTTTCTGGAGACGATTGAGTTTGTTGATCAGGTCAGCCTTCTCCTCCTCGATGGTTCTGAAACCCTCTGACGGCTTGACCTCCTCCCACTGCTCCTGTGGCTGCGCCTCTTCTTCAAACTCCTGCTCCTCCATGATGGGAACCTGACGCCCCATCTTCGAGGTGTTTACAAAGGCGCCGACATCAGGCGTCTCAGTGTGCGCGGGGGCCCCGCCAAACGGCTTGAACGTCACAGTCTTTTTCTCCGGCGGCTTGACTGAAATCTCAGCGAGCAGAGCCTCCTCTTCATCCATACTGGGATGATTTACTTTTGCTGAAGGACTTTAACGCGACTTTTTTGTGTGCCCAGAGTAATGGCCAAGACGAACTTTCTTCTGATTGCAGTCATCGCTTTCCTCGTTTACCTGCTGTGGCGCCGGTCGAGCGGCTACGCTGACATCCAGACCGATCAGGGTGATGCTCAGCCCTCGAGCTGGATGACCAAGGAGTCTCCAGACTGCGTCCCGGGCCTGGCGAACGGCGCGTATTACACCGGCGAGGATGCCGGCGGCTGGTGCGGCGATCAGGCCGTGGTGCACAAGCTCGGTCACGAGTACGCCATCACGAACGGGATCGGCGGTTCCCTTCTTTCAAACTAAGCTTCGCCATTTTGTTCGCTAGGCTGTTGCCGTACTTTTGACGGTAACGCTTTGCTAGAGCTCGTATCACTATTTCCCTAGCTAGTTTCTCCGCCATGAGCTGACGGGTCGACGCATTGGTCGGCTCGATTCCTCTCCGGGCTCGCCGCTGACGGGTCCGCTCCATGAGGTTCTTGGCGGGACCCGAGAACGCTTCGTAAAAAGACTTGCCCGATTTGCCTGGTCGTCTGATCAAATTGGACACGAGATTTCTACGAAGACCCTCGACTGTCCCACGGGGAACATAGTCAGGCCCGAAGAACATTCTGTAAGGTCCACCCGTAAAGACATGTGGATGACCGAGCCGCAGCATGTAATCGAGTCCGGCTAGATTTTCCTTGGTCAGGTTTTCAACGCGTTCCGGCAAAGGGTATGTCGGGAAGCTGAAACGAAACGGCACGTTCATTAATATGAGCACTTTTTTTTTCGACGTAACAGTATGTCTTTCTTCTACGTCTACGCCGATTCGCGCAACAGGCCGACTGGAACCAGCGGCAACTCGTTTGTACTTACCCTGACAACCCCGATAAAGAATGTGACGCGGGTTGATCTTGTCGCTGCCAAGATTCCAAACAGCCTTTATAACATCACCCAGGGTGTGTTCGAGACAACTGGAAACACCTACGTGATACCACCCGGGTTTTACTCTGCCACGGGGCTTGCTACGACTGTGTCAGGCCTGAGCGGCATACAGATGACCTACCAGCCGAACCAGGGAACGTTCGTGTTTTCAACAAACGTGACTGCGGTGTCCACAGACACCCAGGCAGCCTTTGGACTCGTGACTGGCAACGTGTCCGTGAACGTCGTGAACCTCGTCACGGAGGAGTTTGTCTTCCTGGATATTGCCGAGTTGCGCAACCGCAGGTTCGTGGACTCCCGGACCCTGACCGGCGAGACCTACGGGGCGACCATAGCTACAACTTTTGCCGCGATTCCTCTGGACGTCATGTCTGGGCAGTTCAAGACGTTCAAAGAGACGAGCGACTATGCGATGGGCATTGACTTTGATCAGCCTATAGACTCTGTGTCTCGCCTTACGGTCCAGTGGCTGAACAAGGATGGACAGCTTGTAAACTTCAACGGCATGGACACAAACTCGTTCCTGCTCAGGTTTCATTGTATGGACCCTAGGGAGGTGCCACAAAAAGAAACCGAAGAGCCGGCTGACACTGTCCTGCTCAAAAAGATTCAGAGGGCTGTTGAGGATGCGATGCCCCCGCCCAAAAAGGGATTTCCAAAATGGATTTTTCTAATAGTTCTTCTAGGGATTATAGGGGTACTTGTCCTTAGACGCCAGGCCGTACCCACTGGTCGCTGACATGATGAGGCTTAGCACGAGGCACGCGATGACCACCCCGATCGTGTACTGAAGGGCAGACCGGTTCTGGGCCTGCTTGTAAAAGAGCGCAAGGACGGCA